AGTATTGGAACCTAGAAGAATTAGAAAAAGTTAAAGCATCTATCTCAATTAGAAATTGGAACTCTCAATACATGCAAGATCCAGTTGCAGAAGAAGGTGCAATTATAAAAAGAGATTGGTGGAAACCATGGAAAAAAAGTATACCAGCTTTGCAACATGTTATTCAAAGTTATGATACTGCATTTAGTAAAAAAGAAACTGCGGATTATTCTGCTATTACAACATGGGGAGTTTTTTATCCAGATGAAGTTACCCCTGCATTAATTCTATTAGATGCTGTAAAAGGAAGGTATGACTTTCCTGAACTTAAAGCAGTAGCTTTAGATCAATATAAATACTGGGAGCCAGAGTCCGTGGTTATTGAAGCAAAAGCCTCTGGATCTCCATTAATTCAAGAATTACGTAGAATGGGTATACCTGTGATAGATTTTAGCCCTAGCAAAGGAAATGACAAGTTTACTAGGGTAAATGCCTGTGCCCCTGTTTTTGAATCTGGTTCCATCTGGTATCCCCATGGTGAGAGTTTTGCAGATGAAGTAATTGAGGAATGTGCAGCGTTTCCGCATGGTTCTTATGATGACTATGTTGATAGCATGACACAAGCTGTGTTAAGATACCGACAGGGTAATTTCGTTTCTACTTATTCCGACTATGTAGAACCTGAAAGAATACCACGTGAATATAAATACTACGAGGGTTAAAACTATGTTATCAGCAAAACAAAAAAAGATTGCTTCAAAAGCAGGTGATCCAAATAAAATAGACGCAAAAGATTTCGCAGTACTAAAAGCAGAAAAAGCTAAAGGTAGAGGAATGGGTTTACAAGATGAACAATTACCACCAGGAAAAATGGAAACTGCTAAAAAAGGTAAAATGATTAAAAAAGCCAAAGACATGTCCAAGTTGCATGAGAATAAAGAAACTACTATGCAAGAAGGAAAAGAAACTATGATGGAATCAAAAGGTTATGAAGAATCTTCATCAGGTAAAATGTCTAAAAAAATGGGCGGTGGTATGGTAGATCCAACTATGGCTAACTATCAAAAAGGTGGTTCAGTTATGGCAAGAGGAAATAAAATCGCTAGAATAAGACCAACTAAATTATATTAATATGGCTGAACCAAAAAAAGAAAAGAAACCAAAAAAACCAGTACGTCCAACAGTAAAAGCAATGGAAGATGCTTTAACTGCAGGCGCAGCAGGATCATTATTAGGATCTGCAACAGGAGCAGAAGCTACTGATCCATTTCTTGAAAGAAATGAATTTAAAAGAAATTTTTATAATCAATTAAGTCAACCAGCAATTGATGCAGAGACAATGTATGGTAAAGGAACTAAAAGAGGATTTGAATATCCAACAGTAGATCCTGATACAAAGATGATGCAAGATGCTCAAGGCATGGCTGAAGGTGGATCTGTAAGAGGACAGAAAAACATTCAGGTAAAGAAAAAAATATTTAAAGGAGTATTTTAATATGGGTACGAATGGTTCTAATTTCGACGCAGACTTTGAACAAGTATTAAAAGAGTATGAAGAAAAAAACAAATTAAAAACAACTAGTGGTAAAGGACATTTTGATACAAAAGAAGGAAGTGTTAGACATGTTTATGTTACAAAGAATGATATATCTAAAGATGTTCCAAAATCACAAGTATCTAATTTTTTAGAAAGAAGAAAAGCTTTAGGTAGTTTTAAAAGTTTACCAGGAGCTATTGGTAAAGCAATCGGTGCAGGAGCACTAGCAGGAGTTGCTTTAGAAAAAGGAATTAATAAACTTAAATCAACAGAAGGAAGAGATGCTGAATCTGAGATACCTTCAGACGTTGAAGGAAAAGCAAAAGGTGGAATGACTAAAGGCCAAAAGAAAGTTGGTAGAGTCATGAGAGAATTTAAAAAAGGTGAATTACATTCTGGAAAAAAAGGTCCAGTTGTGAAAAATCCTAAACAAGCAATTGCTATTGCTTTATCAGAAGCTGGTATGTCTAAGCCACAAAAGAAACAAGAAGGCGGACTAGTTAGATTTAAAAAACAATATCAGATGCATAATGGAAAGTTCTAATGAAGAAAAAAGCAAAAGCTTTAAAACAAGCATCTACAAAAAATAAAATTATTAAACCTGTAAAAGCATTTACAGGATTAGAAATTGCTTTAATATCTGGAGCAGGTTCGTTTTTAGCTGGTGAGTTATTGAAAGACAAACCAAAAGCATCTGGATTTAAAGATCCATTTAAACAATACGATCCAGCAATGACACCGGCACAGTATGTTGCTAAACAAACATCTGCTTCAGGCGTTGCAGGAGAAGCATTGGACCCTGTTACGTCAGCCGGTGAATCTGCAGCAAAGTCAACGAGCACTAGTGCAGGGACCACGGACAACGAACAAGATAAAGAAAAAACAGCTACTATGAAGCGTGGTGGCATGGTTCGCGGTCAAGGAATAGCTTTGAGAGGTACGAAGTTCAAAGGGGTATTCTAATGCCTAGAGGAACTTGTTGGAAGGGTTACGTACAAAAAGGTTTTAAGAAAAAAGGAAATAGATCAGTTCCAAATTGTGTAGCAGTTCAAAACGCCTATCTTGGTAGAGCTGTAAAACAACCATCAGAAACAGAAAACGAATTTCAAATAAGACATGAATATCATACTCCATTTAAAGGACCACAAAAGGCATATGGAGGTAAACTTATAGTGGACAATTTTCAAGAATTAAAAAAAAGAGTTAAAGACTATAGTGCATTTAAAAAAGTAAAAAAAATGCAAGAACAAGATAAAGAACAATATTTTAAAGAAAGAGATAAACAACAAGAAGAAGAAAATTTTGAAAGATTTAAAGGAGATATGTACGGGGTAGAAGTTAAACGAGGTGGACTAATTAAAGGTAGACCAAAACTTGCACTACGTGGATGGAAATAAATGCCTAAGACTAAAAAATTATTGTCAGGTGGTTTGTTAACCAAAGCCATGCGCCAGGTTGTAAAAGCATCACAGAAAATAGGCGCTCCAAAAATAGGAGAGATGACTAAAGAAAATGTTGGTACTATTAAAACTGCAAAAAGTATTTTAGAAGATACAGGTGGCAAGGACATGACAGGTAAATTAGGAGATGAGGTCACTCAAGATTTAGCAAGAACAATGGCAAGAGCTGAAAAATCAGATAAGTATTCAAAAATTTTAAATCGTGCTAAAGAAGATCCAGAAGCAACTTCTTCTATTAAAGAAAATTTAAATAAAAGCCTTTCTAAGTTATCTGACTATGGAAAAAACTTAAGAGAACAAGCTAAAGCAATTATTGATAAAGATGTTGAAAAACCTTTACTACAAAGTAAAGGTGGTCTTATAAAAGGATATCCTAAGTTAGCAAAAAAAGGATGGAAGTAAATGTCAGAGCAAACAAAAAAAGCTCAGGAACAAAAAGATGATACAGCAGGGATAGGTACTCTTGTTGGTATTACTGCATTAGCTGCTCTTCCTTTTTTAAGACCTGTTAGAAATTTCGTAAGACAGAAATTAGCAAAAGAAACAATAGAGTCCCAAGCAGGAACAAATATACCAAGAGTTGTAGCTGAAGAGGCACAGGTTGTTCCACAAATAACTTATTCTCCGGATAAGACTAAGATCAATTACATGGTCAAACAGAAGCAACCACAGATTGAACCATTATTGAATGATAGATCTTTTGAATCTAAACCTATGTTTGGTTCTTCTTTATATGATGCAATTAAAACATCCCCTGCAGATGAAATGTTGGCAGATGATTGGTTAAAGTTTTTTAAAACAAAACAGAATACTAAATACAATGATGGAAGATCTTCTTCTATTCAAACAGAAGAATTGTTTGATACAAACATTGCAGACTTAGACTCTAAAGGAAATTTAATAGGGGGTCTTTTAGCTGCAGCTAAAAATATTAATGCTCCAATTAATAAAGAACTATTATTAATGCAGGTTAAAAGTAATCCTATTAATAAAATGAAACTTGTTGAATTTAAAGCTCCAGAAAATTTTCAAGGTTCAATTAATGCATTAGAAGAGCAAATTAAAAGTGTATATGATGTTGTTAGTAAAAAATATCCTACTGCTTTAGAAGGAAATCAAGTATCAGGAATTTCAGATTTACAAAAAGTTATACAAATGGTTCAAGGAATTAAATTAAACAATGCTCAATATTCTGGTTCTAATTTAAGTGATACAACATTACAAAGTTTAGGACAAATATTTAGAGACTCTCTTAAAAAATTAAATGTTAAAGGAATTGATCCACAAGATAAATCTATATTTCAAAATGCTTTAAAAACTGTAAATGCAGAAACTGAAAAATTAGTTATGTCAGCAAGAAGTCCATATAAACTACAACATAATAGTTCGGAAGTAGGACAATATAAATTACCGGGAGAAACAAATCCAGTAGAAATGGTTTGGTATTATCCTGAAAAAATTCCAACAAATAAACTTAGTGGAAGTCATTTTAGAATTCCAGATGTAAAAACTTCTGGTGAAGCACAGCCATTAGTGCATGCAATGTACGGAACAAGATTTACACCAAAAGGAGAAAAAGTTTTATCAATAAATGAAATTCAAGCAGATATTCAACAATCAGTTTATGAACAAATTAAAGATGAAGGTAAGAAAAGAATAAATCCTTTTAATAGAGAGGCACAAGCGGGATTATTACTTAAACCTAAAGAAACTATACAAGTTAAAATAAATGAACTTTTAAAAAAAGGTATGTATGCAACAGAAGATGAAGCATATCAGTTAAATAAATTATTAGGAGAACAAAAATTAATAAGAACAGGATTGACTGCAGAAAAAACAACTAATACAACTGATTTTCTTCCTATGTTTGATACTAAACAATATACAGATTATGCAGTTAAAACTATTGCGAGACGTGCAGCAGAACAAGGAGATCAGTACGTAGCCGTTGTTCCTGTTAGTCATATTGGTAGAGGTAAAGGAGCAATTCCTGGAAATGAACTAGTATATGGATATGCAAATGGAAAAGGGATTGCTAAAAAAGGAGAAGCTATAATTCCAGAGTCAATGAGAAAATTAGCTAATCAATACAGAACAGAAGCTAAAACTATACAGGTATCTAAATCAGATCCAGATAGTCCTTTTAAAATTGTACAAGTAAGAAAAATAAAAAGATTTAATAAGAACCCAGATAAATTTGATGATGTTAAAGAACTAGAAGAATTTAAAGTAAATCACCATACGGCTGCTTTTAAAAATGAAGAAGATGCTAAAAGATTTTTAAGTACTTATGGAGAAGGTGGTAAAATAGAGTTTATTCCTAAGGATAGCCCTGAATTATATGATTTAATGTATGCTTTAAGAGTAACACCTGATATGGCTAACAAACCTTTTAAACTTTACAAACATACCGGTGGTCTGATAGAAGATATCTTTAAAGCACCTTTAATATAATATAAACTATAAATATGGCTATTGAAAACGAATTTCCAAACGAGCAAACAGAAGATTTAAACGTAACAGATAGAGAAACTCCAGTTGGTTCATCTAACGATGTTAACGTTGTTGTTGAAGGAGAAGAACCCGTTGTTGAAGAACAAGTAGAAGACGATTTTAATAAAAACATTGCAGAAGAAATGGATGAAAGAGATCTTCAAGATCTTGCTAATCAATTAATTTCCGATTTTAAAAACGATAAAATGACAAGAGAAGATTGGGAACAAAGTTATACTAAAGGTTTAGATTTATTAGGATTTAAATACACATTACAAACAAGACCTTTTCAAGGAGCGTCAGGAGTAACACATCCATTACTTGCTGAAGCTGTAACACAATTTCAAGCACAAGCTTATAAAGAATTACTTCCATCTGAAGGACCAGTAAGAACTCAAATCATTGGTGTTCAAAATCAAGAAAGAGAAGATCAAGCAGCTAGAGTTTCTGATTTTATGAATTACATGTTGATGGAAAGAATGGATGAATACACTCCAGAGTTTGATCAATTATTATTTTATTTACCATTAGCAGGATCTGCATTTAAAAAAATTTATTACGATGAAGTTTTAGAAAGAGCTGTTTCTAAATTTATACCTGCTGAAGATTTAGTAATACCTTATTATGCAACTGACATAAGAGATTGCGAAAGAATAACTCATATCATTAGAATGACTGAGAATGAGATTAGAAAAAAACAAGTTGCTGGTTTTTATAGAGACATAGAATTAAATACACCACAAGATAATACATCTGATATTAAGAAAAAATATAATGAACTAGAAGGTGTTTCTAAAGGAGCAGAAAATGAAGACACTTACTCTGTTTTAGAAATGCATGTTGATCTAGATATCGAAGATGAAGATAATGTAAAAATACCCTACATAGTTACAATAGATGAAACTTCTCAAGAGATTTTATCTATATACAGAAATTACAAAAAAGACGATCCTAAAGCTAGAAAGATAAATTATTTTGTACATTATAAATTTTTACCAGGACTAGGTTTTTATGGTTTTGGTTTAATTCATATGATAGGTGGTCTATCTACTGCAGCAACTTCTGCCCTAAGACAATTATTAGATGCAGGAACTTTAGCTAACTTACCTGCTGGATTTAAATCTAGAGGAATGAGAATTAGAGATGATGAACAGCCAATTCAACCAGGTGAATTCAGAGATGTAGATGCACCAGGAGGAAATATTAGAGATCAATTTCAATTATTACCTTTTAAAGAACCAAGCGCTACGTTGTATCAATTAATGGGCTTCTGTGTTGAAGCTGGTCAGCGTTTCGCGGGTATTGCAAGTATGCAAGTGGGTGATGGTAATCAAGGAGCAGCAGTTGGAACAACTATTGCATTACTAGAACGTGGTGCAAGAGTGATGTCAGCGATTCATAAACGAATTTATTACGCAATGAAGCAAGAATTTAAGATTTTGTCACGAGTTTTTGCAGAATATTTACCTCCAATATATCCTTATGATGTTTATGGTGGTGAGAGAACAGTAAAAGTAACAGATTTTGATGACAGAGTAGATATTTTGCCAGTTGCAGATCCAAATATTTTCTCAATGTCACAAAGAATTACACTTGCGCAGACACAATTGCAAATTGCACAAACAAATCCGCAAATTCATAACGTTTATGAAGCATATAGACGTGTATATTCTGCACTTGGAACAAAAAATATTGATGAAATTTTGTTAAGACCAGAAAAACCATTTCCAAAAGACCCAGCAATTGAAAATATGGAAGGATTACAGATGAAAATGCCAAAAGCTTTTGCTGAACAAGATCATGATGCACATATTATGGCTCATAAAATGTTTATGCAGAGTAGAATGGTACAAATTAATCCACCTGTGTATGCTTTGTTTCAAGGACACATGTCAGAACACATATCTTTGAAAGCTACGATGGAAGTTTATGTTGCAATGAAGCAAGATCCTAAATATGCTGAAATGGAACAAGCTAATCCAGATGCTTTTAGAATAGAAGCAGATGCTTTAATTGCAAAAAGAGTTAATGAATTAACAATGGCACTTATTCAAGAAGAATCAGCAACTTCTCAACAAGATCCATTAGTTGCTTTAAAACAAAGAGAACTAGATTTAAAAGCTATGGATATTCAAAGACGATCTCAATATGATGCTGAAAAATTAGACCAACAACAAAATCAATTTGAAGATAGATTAGATTTAGATGAAGAAAAATTACAACAACAACGAGATTTACAAGCTCAAAGATTAGCTGTATCAATGCAATCAACAGCAATGAAAGTTAATAAGCCAAGAGGCTCAGGTGATAGGTAAAAGATTTGGTATCCCACCATTAAAAGGTCCTGCTTCTCAAGGATTAAAAATGAAAAAACTTAAACTAAAAAAAACTAAATTAAAAAAGCTTAATGTTAGAAAAAAGTAATTATTTAGAGTTGTTTAAATTTAAAGAAAAAGAAAGAGTAAGAAAACAGATTTATTATAAAAATAATGCAAAGCTTATAAACGAAAGAATAGCTAATTATAATAAATTAAATCCTGAAAAGAGAAAATTAGTTGCAAAGAAATCTTGGATAAAATGTAAATATGGAATTGTTTATGAAGATTATTTATCCATGCATCGTGAACAAGAATATAAATGTAAAATTTGTAAAAGACATGCTGATGAGTTTAAAAAAAAATTAGTAGTAGATCATGATCATAAAACCGGTAAAGTTAGAGCTTTATTATGCACTAATTGCAATTCACAGTTACATGTGTTAGAAAATAAAGAGCTATACGATAAGTATATGAATTATTTAAATGAATATAAGGATCAATAATGATACAAATGTTAGGCGCTGTTGCACCTTTAGCAAAGATTTTATTTAGCACAATAGAAAAATCTGTTCCTGATAAAGATTTACAAGCAAAATTAAAAGCAGATTTACAAACACAATTACTACAATCAAACACACAAGAATTACAAGCTGCAGCAAAGATTATTGAGGCAGAGGCTAAAGCGGGTTGGTTCGCATCAAGCTGGAGGCCCCTTTTAATGTACGTATTAATTTTTATATTAATATGGAACTATGTATTAGGGCCAGTACTTCTATTTTTCTTTAAAGCATCTATAACTATCACTCTTCCAGGAGACGTATGGACTCTTTTACAGATTGGTCTTGGAGGGTATGTCGTGGGGCGCAGCGCGGAATCAGTTGCACGAACAATGGCTAATAAACCACAACCAAAAGAACAAGAAAACGGGTAGTGAAGTACCTATTGTTGTTATTATTGCTTTATAGCTGCAATAATATAAATTCGCCTTATATAGATAATATAACTTTATTAAAAATAGAAAAAAAATTTTAACATGATAGATTACGAAAGTTATAAGTATATAAAAAGTCAGATAAATAAGTCAGTAGAACGTTTAAAAGAAGCTTTAGTGTACAGTGTAGACAAATGGGAGGACATCTTATATATTAGAGGAAAAATTCAGGGCCTTGAAACCCTGCTACAGGATCTCACTGACCTGCAGAAAAAACAGGAGCTATTTGATGACGACAAAGACACCAAGTCTGGAAGTACCGAAACATAAAGAAGCACTTCTAGATTCCTACAAAGAAAAAGAAGTTAAAGAAGAACCTTTAACTCCAGAAAATTTTCAAGAATCAGCACTAGATCAATTACCTAATCCAACAGGATATAGAATATTAGTTCTAATGCATGCTGGTGCTAGAAAAACAAAGGGCGGCATTCATCTCACAGAAAATACATTAGAAACAATACAGATGACATCTGTTTGTGGCTACGTATTAAAAATGGGAGATCTTTGCTATAAAGACGAAAAAAAGTTTCCGAATGGACCATGGTGTAAAC